CCAGTTTAAAAATGCACCAACTTCCGATCTGATACTACGCCTTGTGGTTTCTGTGTGACCATATTGCAGTATGTATTCCTTGAAATCCTGACGCGTGACTTTAGAAATACAAGGATCATCCAGTCGTTTTATAAATGTATTACACTTTAATTTACGGCTCGTGATTGTCTCTGGTCTAGCACCTCTACTTTGTAATTTGAGAATGTGCTTCTTAAATAGCACGGATAATCGAATTGTTTCAGTAGGGGAGTCCTCGCTATATCCACCACCGATTGATCGTTTTAATTCTCTGGCATAGTCGTACGCTTTTTCGCGCGTGGAGAAATATTTTCTCTGTCTTTTCCCAAAGTTCACCTCCACAAGCCATGGAGAATGCCCACTTTTTTTCCTAGAATTGCTAAATTTTACATCAATCATCTGTGCCAAATCCTGTGCCAAAATATGCGAAATGCACCCCCGTGTGCCAAGTTTGTGCCAATATTTCTGCTTAACCTAACACCACCAGTCAACACCTAAATGCACCTTGATTCTTTGATAAATAGTGGTGTTGGGTGATTTTTTGGTGGTGGCGAAACCCAGAATCGAACTGGGGACACAAGGATTTTCAGTCCTATTATTATACCGCATAGATAGTGGGCTACAGAAGATTTGTGCCATTTTGTGCCAATGGACTTGCAATTTTCTGATTTATTATTTTCATTTGGAAAATGGAAAAGCGAGATGCAGTGGTGATGTACGAGGCCGTTAAAGGCACGATAGAAGAGTTCCTGGACGAGTTTATAATTATTGGCAGAAAACCAAACGGTAGAAGGGTATTGGTTTCGTCAACAGATAGTGATGACGAAATGGCAAAGATATTAAAACAAGCAAATGATTGGGCACATAAAAGACATGAGCACACCGTGGAGGAAGCTGAATGAGTTCCCTCCTCCATTGGTACGGTGTTTAGCGAGGGAAAAACTAAAAGGTAAGGCAGTAAGGGCACTGTCCGATGAGGAGGTGGCGCTTGGTTCTGGTTCTTTAACTGTAATGGAGGTACAGGCAGTATCTCGTCAGGTCAGTTGGGATAGTATACCAATTGGAATAGCTAAGGCTTTTTGCAAAGGTTGCCTATTTGATCCTTTCTCAGCAGGAGACAGAAACAGGGCAGGTGCTTATATGCGCTCTAATCCTCAATTTACCTTTCTTAAGTGTCACCCACATTGGCAGAAGACTTTTTTGCCATTGGTAAAACTTTATAAAAATGGCGAGAGCTAAAGCAATTACAGACGAGGAGGTGGGTGCCGCCATGAAAAAGGCGGGCGAGAATAAACCACAGGCAGCTGAGATATTGGGGATATCAACAAACCATCTTCATCGGATAATTGGTAAATCTGATAAGCTTCGGGCTTTGTACTGCCCAACTCAAGTGGGTGACCCAGTTCCGGCTCAGGTAGAACTGCTTACAAGGAAAGAAGAGAAGCCCATGACTGAGTCAGAGACAGTAGCTGCGATAAAACCACAAGGGGAGTACCTAAAAGGCTTAAAGAAGTTAGGTTTAACCGATGAAACTATTGATTCGATTAGAGCATTCGAGAAGTTTGAGAAGCATACTGGACTCTTAATGGTTGAGGCACTCAAGGGGTACCTCAGTCTTAATATTCAGCAAAATATGCAACTCTATGAAGTTTCTCAGGAATTAAAGAGAGACCTTGATGAATCAGAAATGGATCCAGAAATGAAAATCCAGTACATCAAGTGCCTAACTCAGGTTTCTGCTGAAATAGGAAAAGGTTACGACAGGTCACTTTCTGGAATTAATATTATGCTTAAGATGCACAACGAAGAGCAGACTAAGACTAAAAAGAAGGCAGGCTTTCAACCTTTGAAGAATTTACAAAAACTTAAAGCAGAGGCAGAGGGTGAGTAATTTCGGGGTATCTGATTTAGGGGATTGGCACTTTAAGAATGCTGATCGTGCTTATGAAAAGTTTGAAAAAGAGCATGATGCAAAAAACCAAAACTCAGTAATTGTTTTAAAAGCACTTCTTAAAGTTGCGTTTATTCAGGGCTATGAGGCGGGTGTTGTAAGGCAGTCAGAAAAAAAACTATTAAGGGATAAATTATGATCTATTTTGTGGACGATTTTTTGGACAAAAATTTAATCAAGGGACTACAACTTGATGACTCTCCATTCGAGAAGGTTGACTTTCCGGATAAGAGTTTTTGGGTCAAATACCCAAGTCCTCAGTTTATAGATTATGTATGTGCCGGAATATACAAAATAGAAAAAAGACTTCCCGACCCAATACTGGCATTTTTTAGAGAGGCTAAGGATGGGCAGGATGATGATTGGAGAATACATAACGACACCATCATAAATGGAAAGGTGCCCGATCGTGCCATAGTCCTATATATATCTGAAGACAACGAGGACTTGAGTGGTACGGCATTTTGGGAGCATAAGGAACACGGGGATAAGTACACACTGGACATAACTGAATCTCAGTTTGACGAGGTACTAAAAGACTCTGAGGATACCGACAAGTGGACATTGAAAACAATAATTGGTCACAAACCAAATAGATTGCTTTCGTATCCTTCTAACTACTTTCACTCTAAATACCCAAATGAATTTAAGGATTCTCGAGTTGTTTTTGTAATGTTCTACAATTATGTCGAAGCTTGATAAGGATTTACTAGCCGAAAGGCTAGGTCAGGCGGTAAATCAAGAGAAGAAGGAGGACACTCCTCCATGGACTCCTAGCCTTACCCCCACACAACAGGAGATGTTTGACAGCTCGGCTCTTTACTTACTTGCTTACGGCGAACGCGGAACGGGCAAGACTTACATTCTTGGTGGGCACAAACTTGTTCGCCACCTATGGGAGAACTTTAATGCACTAGCGGTTCTAATAGTGGGTATACGCTCACAGGCGACAATGGGTGGTGTATGGCATAAGCTACAAACAGAAATCATGCCTTTATGGGAAGAGGGTATAGGCATGAATGTGTCAGGTGAAAGGCAGGATTCACAAAAGAACCTATATATAGATGTATCTAATCGATTTGGAGGAACCAGTAGGGTGGTGCTTATATCCGTGCCTTATGGTGCATTCATCAAAGACAGGATAAAAGGTTTTGAGCCAAGCTATGTATTTGTAGACGAGTTGACCAACTTGGATACACCTGACTATTTCGATGCAGTTGTTCAACAGTTAGGTAGGCGACCAGGAATTGACTCGCCCATGCAATATACCGCAGCTTGCAATCCTGATGGCCCATCACATTGGGTGTATAAAAGGTTTTTTGAAAAACCATACAATAAGGAGGGCAAATGGAATGATGACTATTTTGTACGACATCTAAAAATAGAGGATAATCTAAAGCACTTGCCACCTGGTTATTATGACCGGATCATGGAAGCTGTATCATCCGATCCAATTGAGGAAGCACGGATGGTTCGCGGGGAGTGGATTGATAGACCAGCGGGCAACGCAATTTATAAGCCTTACTTTATTGAGGGTATCCATGTGATGGGGAGTGAAAAGCAAAAGCTAAAGCCATCAACAAAATACCCAATAATTTGCGGGTGGGACCCAGGTTCTGTAAACAACGCAATTATATTTATGCAAAACATTGTGTATAGGGACAGACCTACATGGTTAGTCTTTGATGAAATTGTTCATGTCAATGAACATATCCCATATACAACACTAGTTCCGGAAGTCTTAAGAAAGATGTTGTATTGGAATAGGCAATGCGACCATGAGTTTAAGTTTGTGCATATATCTGATAATTCTGCATTCAATCAATTTAGGGCAAAGACGGGTAGTTATGATGTTAGGGATATCGAGCATATCTCTAGGTCAAGGATAGATCATTTTGAGGGGCTCGAGCCAATAAGGCTTAAAGCTGCACCAAAGTTTAGTGGTTCGGTGGAGGCACGGGTGAGGCTTCTTGTGGCAAAATTACAAAACGAAGAGTTTATTTTATCAGGTCACTGTGAGCATTTAAGGAAAATGTTTTTTAATCTAGTCTCGGAACAATCAACAAGAGCTTATGATCCAAATATTGGATTTAAGCCTCGCAGGAGCATTTATGTTCACGCTCATGATGCACTAACTTATCCAATCATATATTACGATGCAGGAGCAGGGGCAATCGGTAGTATAGGAACAAAGACCGAGATAATGGAAATCAATACTTGATTTTATGACCTAAAATGTTAGGTTCAATATATGGCTAACACAATTTTACTGGATATTATCGATGATGAGGCCACCCAAAATGCTTTTGCTAATGTTAGTGAAGGGCAGACCGTAAGGGTGCAAATGCAAGTACTAATATCTGAAATATCAGATGAAAGAATTGCGGGAACAATAAGGATGCCAGTCACTAAAGTAGATAGGCAAAGGTCTGATGTTGATGAGCAAACTGAAGCAAATGAGCTGGACGAGGACGAGGTGATTGAGTCTGAAACTCCTGGTGGTGTACTAAGAAGCATGGTGGAATGAGCGGGAAAACGCCAGCTTCACTGGCGATAGAAATATTTTATAAATCTCACAATTTAAAGGATAAGTGGAACGAGAAGAGAGTAAAAAGGTTGTGCGGATTTCTTCGTCTGAGCGAGGAAGAGTTGGCATCATTGATTGGCATACCAGTGGACACTTTTTACAAGCAGTTAGCGCGACGAGACATATATCTTCCTGCATGCATATTGCTAACAATAATGGAGGATTTTTTTCTGGGTGAGTATGTTAGTGATACAATTCCAAATTTATTATCAGGGGCATTAAAAAATGGTAGACTTAGACATACTTAAAAAATTCGGTTGTACTCACGACAGGTTGCGTGAAATTTTCACCGAGACAGATGAATCAACTGACAACTTTAGAATAAGGGCTAAGTTTGAAGACCAAATAGAATCGCGTGTTAGGCAGGGGATATTTAACTCCGCAAAGCATAGCAACCTATATATGTCTGTGGATTTAGCTTGGGATAGTCTTCCTATCAACAAAACAACGATTCCTCTACTGCAGTATGCACAAGGCAAGATTAGTATAGAGGATGCACATGATTGCTTGTCCGGACTGGGGGTTGCTGATCAGTTCTGTGACTACAATGAAGAAGGAACTTTAAAAAGTATAAATTTACTTAGGTTGTACGAGGTATCTATTAATATTGTTAGATCATATGTTACCAGAAGAGTAGCCGCACAAGTCTCTAGGTTTAGTAATTTATTTCCATACTTTAAGTATGAGCCCAGAGGAACTAGTTCGATTGATAAACTAAGGGCAGATGCATTATCACAAAGAGTCGAGATAATTGCTGACCAGTTTAATTATAGACATTTGTTTGGTCAGGGAATCAGGGATATGTTCATGTATGGATTCGTTCTTATGTTCCCTTCCTGTGCGTGGACGCGCGAAACGCAATGGAGGGCAAGCAAGGACAGGGAAAGTGGCGTTAAATCATACTGCAGTAGGGAGGGTATTGATTTTGTTAAGCCTCACCCAACCAGAGTAATGTATGACGGTTCCGCGCCACTTGCAGATGTAAATACAGACAATGGCCCATCATGGTTGGGATATTGGGATGTAATGAGGTATGGCGAGATATCAGATAACCCAGCGTTTTGGAATACTGATGACATATCTTTTAATAGTAATCTTTTTGGTGCATATGACTCCTATAAAGAGTTCTTTAATTATTACATGGATCCGGAAACAATGCGCTTTCCTACAAGGAAATCTGAGTGGGCAATGCGTAATGACACAACCGCTAATGTTGGCGTTTACGGCTCTGAGGATTCCGACAAAGGTATATTTCTAAGTAACTACTTTGTGAAGGTAAATCCTGCCCAAGAAGGAATAGGCGACTACCCGAATGATGTATGGATGAAGATGGTGGTAGCTAGTGATAATACAGTGCT